CGATGACTGAAGCACAAGCAACTATACAGTGGCTAATCAAGCATAAAGGCTATGAGATGGACGAATTTTACACTATAGGTGATGTACAAGAGGCCATAGGCTACCTAGATATGCAAGAAGTTAACCAGTTAAAAAAATATGTTGAGGATCACATAGCCTAAGCGTTGACCTGTGGCCGGAAGTCATAAAAAGCCGATCAAGTAGTAACTAATAATAGAAGGGATCAAAAAATTGGGTAAAACGGCTAGTAAGGCGATGACGTTTGAAAAAACAACACCGCGCAAAATAGGCAAAAAGCCAAAGAAGATCAAAGTTACAAGTGAACCTAAGCACAGCACCGGAAATACCGCGCGCGACGCTTATAAGGTAGCCAAAAACTACCACAAAGACCAGATCACAGCATTAAAAACTGAGATCAAGAGACAACGCTTGCTAATCAAGCAAGCTAAGATAAGCTATAAATTAAGCAAATAAAGTGAGATTGAGTTAAGGTGGCACTAGATGGGATGCAAATTTTGTCTAGTGCCATAGAGGTAAATTTATGAAATTATATGATTATCAGGAAAAAGCATTGGCCAAAATGCCACAAAACGCAATATTTGCGTGGGATCTAGGCACAGGCAAAACATTGTCTAGCTTGGCACACTGGGAACGGCAAGGCACCGGGCGACCATTATTGGTAGTTGCACCAGCTAGTAAGATACGGACGGGCGACTGGGAAGAAGAAGCACAGCGGTGGTTCCCACATAGTAACGGATTTTTTGGTGATGTAGAGCCAAACATTACCTATATCAGCTATGAATCACTAAGACTTATGGATAAGGAAACACGCCGGCCGAGGTGGTGGAAATATACCGGCGCAAGAAATGGCGGTATTGTCTACGATGTTATATGTGATGAAGCACACTGGCTCAAAAACCCTCAAAGCAAGCAAAGCAAGGCTATTTATGAAATAACACGATCTGGTGGTATGTTTGTGGGTCTAACAGGCACACCTATGCCTAACGGGTGGATTGACTTCGCCGGTTATAGCAAAATATTCAATTACACCAAAGGTATAACAGAGTTCAAAAACAAATATTGCCGGATTCAAGACTTCAAAGGATTCCCGGAGATCATTGGCTATAATAATATTCCAGAATTACAGAATCAATTAAACCGCGTTGCTTATAAGCTAAGCCGTGAAGAGGCATCAGAGCTACCAGATCGACAAATGATAGGCCACGACATCAGGCTATCAAAGAAAGACGCAAAACGATATTTAGAGCTCAAATTGACACGACAAGATAGCAAAACTGGTGAAATTTTAGATAATGCCAGCCGGTTACTTTCGGTATTGCGCCAGTCTACTACAGATGGGAGGCTTGATAGCCTAACGTCAATCGTTGATGACACCGAAGATAATATTATTGTGTTCTACAACTATATATCTGAGCGCAACGCGATACTCAAAGCACTAGAAAAATCAGGTAAAACAATATTACGTTACGACGGCGATCAGCACGATGAATTGCCAAGCTCTGATTCAGACATCAAAAACACTATATTGGTGGCACACTATAGATCAGCTAGTACCGGTCTAAACTTACAGTGGGCTAATGTAACAATATACTTCAGTCCAAGCTACAGCTATCAGGACTTCGAGCAATCAGTCGGCCGGACACACCGCAACGGCCAAACCAAGAAATGCCTATACTACCTATTCAATGTCAAAAACACTGTAGATTATAATATCTGGACTTGCCTAAAAGAGAAGCGTGACTTTAACGAAACTCTATGGGCTAAAGAGGAGGAATAATGGCAAAAGCTAAAACCGTACAGGTTGGAGATAAGCTAATAATTGTAAATGGAGTTGACCCTCTGATGTATGTCGATCTTAGCAAGAAGAAACTTCATATATATGAGAAGAAGAGGTATAAGGTATGGTTCAAGCTTGTGGATAAATAGTAAAATATCCTATTGACAATATTAAATCTATTTGAGATAATTAAATAGCAAAAGAAAGGAAACCAGTGGAAATCAAAGTAAAATATATCCCTAACGAACAATCAATAGAAGTTCGGGTAGTTTGATAATCGGAGTCTGGAGGCCATTGCGAGAGGTCTCCAGCTAAATTAAGCAACATATAAGGAGTTAGCAACATGGGAACGAAAGAACTAGAAAGATTTATTATGGGTGAGAGCCTAGTAGCATTGCAAAAATTTGCAAAGGCTGAGGCTAAGCTAAAGACACTTCAGGCCAAGCACGATGAAGTGTTAGATAAAATCAAACAGGCTATGATAGAGCACAACGTCACCAAAATTGATGGTGATTGGGGTTATATCACGCTTGCTGAGCGTAAGACTTACAAGCCTAGCGACATCACAGATGTTGATGATAAATATCTCAAATTGTCACTAGATACTAAGAAGGTTGCAGCCGAAGCTACATTAAGTGGTGAAGTTCCAGCCGGAGTTGAAGTGGTTAAGACACAGTACATAACTAAGAAACTAAACGAGGTTTAACATGGCACGATCAACAGTTCTACTATATAACTGGGTAATACTAATATTAGTGGTAATTGGAACTATCAGCTCATTGGCTGATCCAACAGTTCTAGTCACCGGCTTTATAATTGGACTACTCTGTGTAGCAAATATAATGTACATAAATAAAACTAAGGAGAAATAATGGCCCGACTAATCATAATTTTAGGCAACAGTGGCTCTGGTAAATCTACCAGTCTACGCAACTTTAAGAAGGGTGAAGTAAATATTATCTCCCCACTAGGCAAGGAATTGCCATTCAGAACAGAGCTGAAGACTACTCTGGTCAAAGACATTGATATGCTCAAGAAGGCTATCCCTAAGACTAAAGCGCCGGTTGTAATAATTGATGACGCAAACTACTACTTAACGCTTTATAAGGCCAAGCACTTATTTGATAAGAATCCCTATGAAGCGCCTAAGTATGTTGCTCATACATTCACCGGCATTCTGGAAGACATTATATTCCTAGACACAGACCAGACATTTGTTGTTATGGCTCACATTGATAAGGACTCTGAGGGCTATAAGACATTCAAGACCACCGGAGCATTCCTAAAAGATGATTTGTTACCAGAAGGAATGACAAATATCGTTATGGAGTCTAAGATGGATGATACAGGTGAATATGTATTTGAGGTCAAGCGCACTAGCGATCGTTCACCAACTAAGACACCGATGGATATGTTTGAGACTGATTCAGTACCAAATGATCTGAAGGCAATTATTGATAAAATTAACGCTTACTACAAAGGAGGCAAATAATGGGATTTTTAGACGAAGTACTAGACAACGTAGGTAAAGAATATGGTGGCAAGGGCTTTACGGCCGGCACTCACAAAGTAATTATTGGTACGGCTGAGGCCACAACTGATAGCAAAGACCGAGACATCATCAAGGTCACAGTCTTTGATAAAGACGACGAAGAACTTAGTGCAGAGGCTACACTTTGGTTCCACACTGAAGGTGGAGCTAAGATGGGCGTATCTAAGGTGCTAGGCATTCTAGTTCACAACCAACAGACAGAAGAAAAGAAGCAAGCTGTGAGTGCTCTAGGTAAGAAGCTATTTGGTACTATTGATACACCTAAGAAGTCTCAAGAGGTTGCAGTTAAACTTCTCAACGAAAAGCTAACCGGCAAGGAAGCATTCCTAGTTGTAGAGGTGCGAGGTGATTACACCACTAGCCGTTATGGTGACTTATGGCACTACGAAGCTAAGGCCAAAACAGATGATAAACCTAAAGTAGACACTTCCCAAGCGCCCGGCGTTGAAGCCAGTGATCTTCCGGATTTTGATTAAGATGAACTTATTTAAGCGCAAACTAGATAATTTTTACATAGATGTATATGTAAAAGATAGGAAGGGTTTAAGCCGAGGTAGGCACGTTGAGGTCACTAAGATGGCACACAAACAGATCCATGAGATCTCAACGCATAGTGGTCAAATAATTAGAGTGGAGATTTCAAATGTCAGATAAACGAATTAGAAAAACGACCACAGGTTTTGTAGGAGTTCAACTAACCCCTGAACTTCTTATGAGGCTTGATACTAAGGTATCAGAGACAACTCTGAACCGGAGCCAAGTGATTAGGCAAGCTTTACTTAAGTACCTAGACGAGAATTAGCATGAGCAACATAGAAGTACCACCTAACTATTACGAGGATGAGTTGGAGCGAATCCGGGAGGAAGACGAATGAGAGTCTTTGGCCTAAATATACTCACAGACAAACAGCTTACGAAGTTGTTATTAAGGATCAGGCATAACAAATGAAA